GTGTTGCATCAGAATGGTGTCGTAGAAGGGGCCAGGTGGCAGTTCCCCGTAGTACTTGCCAATGGAGCGAGCGTCAAACTTGACATTGTGCCCGACCTTCACCATGTCGCTGAAGAACAGCGGGCGCAGTTCCTCCAGCACGGTTGCCCTGTCCAGTTGAGTTGGGGGGTCGGAGTACACGGCTGGTATGTGGTAGCGAGCACGAGCCATGGACTCCTCGCCGTTCTTCAGAATCTTCCTGTACCCAGGGGGCGGGACGGTGCTCCCGTCACCTACCTCCTCTGGCGTGACGAGGAACCCCAGGGGATGACCCATCGGTATGGCCCACGACTCGCCGTGGGTGGCTATCGCAATCCAGAAGACCTCGTTGCGCATTGGGTCCAGCGCCAGTTCACCTCGGTACCTGTCCTCTATTGCTTCCCTTGACTTGCGGGAAACCTCAGGGGAGGGGGACTTCAGTTTGGACAGGTGCTGACGCCACTCCAGTTCGGCCATCTCCAGGAGGTCGGGATGCCGTTCCAGATTCCCACGGGTCTCCACATCAAATGCGAAGGCCCCGTGGGACTGGACAATCTCAACCAATTCACGGAGTTCCGAAACAGTAGTTACTGCACGGTACCCCATGTTCACTCGGTGTCGTCTGCAATCTCCATGGCGACGGTGGCGAGCGTCGCACGAGACGGGATGCGGATGATGTCGTCGGTGTATGAGTTCTCCGAGAAGGTGTTGAGCGCATCCTTGGTCAGCGGGGTAAGGCCCCAGTCGCTGAGGTCCGACTCACGCACCATCTGGTGGTTGGTGGAGGTGGTGGCACCCTTGCCTGAACGGGAGACCGTCCAGTAGTGCTTGTACAGCGGGCCCATGGCGGGGTGGTCGTTGAAGTTCTTCAACTGGTCAATGACACGGGCACCGACCTCGTAGGAACGGAGGACAGGGTCCTCACCTGCGGTCAACAGCACCACATTGAAGTTGAAGCGCCACGACGGACGGGAGCCAGCCTCGCACAGAGGGCAAGTGACCCCCGACTCGTAGTCAGCGATGCAGGTGAAGGACATCTGTCCCTTGCGCTCCACCCAGTGCTGGCGGTAGCGGGCGTAGGGGGCGTCGTCCAGGAACTTGATGATTTGGATTTCGTTCGTCACCTTGAGGCGCTTGGCGTACTCTCCGCCCTCACTGCTGGTGCGCTCCGACGAGCCCCAGCCTGCCTTGACGACCCGTGCTGGCGGTGTGCCAGCGAAGTCGGACGGCTCCGCCACTGCCGTCTTGCGAGTCAGACCTTCCTCGGCCTGCTTCGGTGCGACGAACTCCTGCTCGTCGTCCTCAAAGTCTTCGTCCCATCTTCCCATGTTTCCTCCTATTGTCTGGGCCACTTGGCCTGTACGAGAGTGATGAATGATAGCCACTTGTCGGTGTCCTGCCAAGTTTTAGAACGCTGTCCCAGCAAATCTAGTTGGTGCAGGATGTCCCACAGAGTCTCTACCTGTTCCCGAGAGTACAGGCGATAACCCTTGGATGCAACATTTACCGACTCAGAGCCACTCGCCTTCAGCGTGCGGTAGGTCGGCGCAGGTATCCAACCCTTGCGCTCCCACTTGCGTATGGTCTGTGCGGTCCTGTCAAGGATTCGTGCAACGGAACCCACGGTGTAGAACTGCCGTTCCTGTCCTTTGATGACCAGCGTCTTGTAGGGAACGCCCTCAAACGGGTCATGCACGCTGACGGACTTGGTTGTTCCGTCGGCTGGCCTGTTCTTCGGTCGGCGCCTTCCTGGATAGTCAGGAAGGTCGTTGAACAGTTGCAGTGGGTCTTTCATACCTTGAATGCCCACACCTCTTTGACAACATACATTTTCTCAATCTGGTCGGCAACATCCTCGTCATTCCACGCCAGACCGAGCAACTTGTCTTCGTCCACCACCTCAATGACCTGCTTGATGGCGTCCCAGTGACCGTTGGCTTCGGCCCACTCTCGGACAGCCTCAAGGTTCAGGGTGCGGGACACACGGCGCTCACGCTTCAGTTGCAGGTCGTCAATGCGCACCCACTTGTTACCGCTGTCGTCTGGTGCACCGTAGGTGTCCACGATGTCGGACAGTTCTTTCTTGAGGGCGTTGGTCCTCGTCTCAATGACGGCGAGGGCCTCCTTGGACTTCTTGAACTCCTCGGCAAGTTTCCCCACATACACCGCATCCAGTTCATCACTTGATGCGTTCTTCCTAATGACACGCTTTTCCATTTCATACCTCCGTGTTGGACAGGAACTCCGACAGGGTACCGAGTGACAGGTCAAACTTCCCCTGGCTGTCGTACTTTTTGTCAATGAATGCCTGGTTGATTGCACGCTTCTGCTGGAGCATCTCGTACTGCCTTTCCTCAATAGAACCCTTCATCACGAACGAAGTTATTGTGACATGGGGGTGTGTTGAGGAAAGCCTGATGATGCGGGCATCTCGTTGGTCCAGTTTGCCAGCCGACCAAGGGAGGTCGTAAGAGATGAGGTAATTGGCTTGTGGTAAGTCCACCCCATAGCCTCCCGCATCAGACGATAGAAAGAGCCGAACCCTGTCATCGGTCTGGAATCTCTCCTTAGCAAGGTCACGCTCGTGCGCTCCCATACCACCCATGAACAGTACGCTGTCAGTAAGTCCTCTAGTTGCCTCTTGGATAAGCCGTAGGTTCTTCTTAAAGAACGAGAATAGAACCACTTTGTTAGTCGGGTCTTCATTCAACACATCCGTTATGTACTCAATGACTGCTTCTAGTTTGGGTGCCTTAGCGGTCGGGGAAAGCCAACCCGCCTTGACAATGTCGGAGGCATACTGGCTTCCGTCTGCTTGGGCTGGGTCATCATACGCTTTCGCACTGTCAATGACCAGCCGAGGATTATCGCAAAGCATGCGAAGCACTGTAAGGCGAGCCATAATCTGACCCTGCGCATCGTTTCCTGCGGCACCGTTGTAGTGCGCCCACAGGTCAAAGCCACGCCCGTGCTGGGTGATTGCCTTGTTGATTTCGGCCACAAGGTCCTTGCTGATTCTTTCATATGCGGTGGCTCCTGGTTTGTCAAACGGAACTGGTATCACTTGGTGGATTACTTTTGGCAACTGGTCAGCAATGTCTTCCCTTGTCTTCCTGACCATGACCTCGGACAGGGACTCGTTAAGTGCCTGGAGGTTGCGGTATCGGACTGGGGCTCCGAAGTGGTTTCGGACGATGAAGGTGCGGTCAAACACATCAAAGCGTCCCAGCACTGACGGGTCAACGAACTCCATGATGGAGAACAATTCTTCTGGTCGGTTCTCAATCGGCTGTCCTGTCAGGGCAAACCTGTAGTGGAACTTCTTGCCCAGCCTCTTCAAAAGTCTGGAGCGCTTGGCACGGGGTGACTTAATCATCGTGGCTTCGTCAACCACTAGTGCGTTGGCTTTCACGGACAGCGCTTGGTCGCTGTCGTTGATGAGGCACTCGGGGTTGACAATCACATAACGGCACCGTGTGGCTGTGCGCCACAGTGACTCACGCTGTTTGGGCGTGCCGTCAATGACGACAGCGGTGGAGTCCGTGAACTTCTTGATTTCACGCAACCACTGGTACTTGAGAGACGACGGCACAACCACCAGCACACGGTCCACCTCATTGGACTCAATCAGTTCCTCCAGTGCGGAGATGGTGGTGACGGTCTTGCCAGCACCCATGACCATGGCGAGGAGCATCTGCCCCTTGTCCACCATGCGCTGTGAGGCTTCCTTCTGGAATGGGTAAAGAGTTCCTTTGAACATCACACCCACCATGGGATGACGGATGCGCCGAGGACGGCTTTCTCCATCTCGTCGCTGGTCATCTCCCCCAGGTCCTTGGCCTTGGTGTGGGAGTACTTCAACCAGTACAGACCGCCACGGAAGTACGGCATGTTGTTGAATATCTTCTTTGCCGACTCCACTCCTGCTGGGTCATTGTCCATGGCGACGATAAGCCTGGAGGCCGTGTTGCACAGCAGGGTCATCTGCTTGCTGGTTATCTGTGCGCCGAATGTCGCCACGCACGACATGCCTGAGAAGACGGAGGCAAACCTGACCACATCCAGTGGGGATTCCACGACGATGACAGTCGGGTGCTGGACACGCTCAATGCCGAACAGTGTGTTTCCCTTCTTCACACCCATTGGGTGGTTCCTGGTGTAGTTCGCTGACTTCTCCTGCCACCCGAGGAGGCGGGAGTTGGAGTCAATGATGGGGATAATCCACGACTGGTTGTCGTCGTCCCACTTGATGCCGTACTCGTTAGCCACCTCGGCGGACAGGCCACGGGTGCGCAGGTACTTGTCGGGCACCGATGGGTATCGGAGGTAGGTGTGAATGTTCGGCTCAACAACGGGTGCCACTTTGGGAGAGTGCAGTTGCTCAACGCTGTTGTTCATCAACATCATGGACACATCCATGGAGTCCTTGCCAGTGAGTTCCCTGACGAGGCTGTTGAGGGTTCCTCGTGCCCCACACGAGTAGCAAATCCACAGACCAGTCTCGGAGTTCATGGACCACGACGGGGAGTTGTCGGCCTTGCCAGTTCGTGCCAGGTGGACTGGGCACCGTGCAGAAATCTCCTGACCTGACCTCCTGACATCCACTCCGATGGACATCAAGAAGTCTGCGAGGTCAGTAGTCCCAACCATCTTTGTCATCATAATCGTCATCCTCTCCTACTTCGGTGAAGTCCATGTTTTCCCAGTCCCACTTGATGCGAATCTCGCCCTTGGGGGCGGTTCGGGCCAGAACAACACGGATGATTGCTTGGTTGTCAATATCAGGGTCCGACTCAACACCGAGGATGAGGTCGGAGTCCTGTGCAAACGATGAGGTGTACCCGATGGAGTCCGATGTGATGGCACGGGACTTCTTGTTGCCCAACTTCCATGCGAGCACCTGCGTGGTGCCGATGAGGGGCACATCAAACTTCTGGGCCAACCTCTTGAGC